CCTGACTTTGCAAGGAAGTAAATCCGCATTCTTCTTGATCAGCTCTCGTGCTTCGGATGCCGTCATACCATCGACGCTGAAATCGCCTGCTTTTCCGAAACCGTGCGGAGTAAGATAGACTGTATTCTTACTCTTAACAATAGTACAGCAATTACACCTAAGCCCTCTTTGCTTAGCACTTCTTGAATTGCATATCATTGAACGCTTAAGAATGTCCCTTCTAATAATAAGAAGTACATGCAGATAATTCGTGTCAAGGAACTTCCATGCGGCCTCTCCATATCTATTAAAAGTGTGGTCGCACACAAGCTCGCTGATTGTAAAGAACTCTTTAATACCAGTAAGGATTTGCTCTCTAGTCATAATTTTTCAGCTAAATATTCTTTTATTGTATTAGTAACTATAATTCTATGATAACCCTACTCCAATAACACGCTCTTAGATTTTAAACGTTTAGATTTAAATCTACCCTGTGGATCTCTTTTTATTGAACCTCTCTTTCTTGAGGCATTAAGAATGGCCTTCACTTCTTCCTCTTCACAACCAAGTTTACGTGCAATCTCTCCTGTAAGAGCCTTTTGCATCAGCTTTAAAAACGGATTATTTGGAAATAATATCAGTAATGATGCTAAGAATGACACAATTTCAGTCAATGTAATTATCACTCCTACAAGCCCAGCAGATATGTTTAATGTAACAGAAGTTTCATCCTCTATTAGTTTGTCTAAACATAAAAATGCGAACAATGCGGAACCGTACACTACAAGTTTTTCTACGGTTTGACGCATTAATTCGCTCCGAACAAATCTCTTACGATGAATAGCTACTCCTATCCCGCAGATTAAATCTATAATCGATACTATCAGTACTGTATAGATTATAATCTTTCCTCCTGCCATAGCATCTACAAAAAATAAACACAATCCGGATAGCCAAGCTATAGGATACTGAAGTACTTCAGAGATTTTATCTCCTATTCGTGAAATAAACGTAAACATTTGTTGCATCTTTTTTTGAAATGAAAAGGTATCTATGTCTATAATATCGTACATACAAAAATAGATTTAAGAATTAGACAATGCACTGATACAAACGAATCAGTTGGTACTTTACAAATAAAAGGCTAAGTACTATAGTCGGTTACAACGATGACAGCCTAGCTCACATATAGTTTCTATCAATTCCATAGTGGCATCTCCCGCAACGTAAGCCGGAACTTCACTATCCAGATCATAGCCTAAACTTTCTGCAATAGCTACCGCTAAATGATGCATCTCGTGAGATAGTGTATTTACAAACTGTTTACTGCTACTCACAGGACCTGTTACCACTAATGCACGTTTAATGTTGGAATTAGAAAAGGTAAACCCGCAATTATATTTCTTACTAGAAATTAGATCCTCTATAGCCGATATAACATCGGTCTCTGCTTCGAACTCCTCTAAATACTCAAGGATCAGATCTTTATCATAGGTATCTATGGCGAACAGGAATTCTACTACCCATCCGCCAATTTTAAGTGTATTATGTCTCATATCAGATAACATCGGACCATATTATAGGAATACCTTTTCCGTTACAATCAGCAATGAATCTGGTAAAGGCAATTCCCTCATATCCGTCTTCATCGTCGAGATAGTCTTTAACATATTTAGCCACGCCCAGCTCATCGTTAATTGAGCTTCTTACGAAATCTGCCATTGCCATATGAAACACATATACAGCATCATAACCTTTATTGTTATTAAGTTCTATTCCGTAGCTCTTTAGTATATTGTCAATCTCCTCCTTCGAGCGTAATACTAACTTCTTGTTATTTCTATCTCTCATATTAGAAATAGCCCATTCGCACAATTTCTTAGAGAAGTGAAATCCATAATTGGATAAATAGGCACTCATCCCGTCAGGAATGATGTCGTAATAATCTAATCTGTCCATTGTAATAAAAATTTAGGGGCGAGATTTCTCCCGCCCCGATATAACTAACGATAACGACGACGTTCTTTCATCTCATATTCCTCGTCATCACGGTAGCTTCCATGCATACCGCCTCTTTCACTATACTTATCTTCCATCTCTTCAGATAAGTCGCAGATAGTCTCTATAGCTTCTTTGGCTTTTTTCAGAGCTTTTTTATATTCATAAAACTCATCTCCGCCTCTTTCCATTATTTTTACAAGTCTCATATTAATCCTCCGCTTTTTTCGTTCCGAGAACCACAGAGAGCATACTCTTCAGTTCTGCAAGTTCTTCCTTCAAATCCGCCATTTCCTTTGCGGCCTGCATTTCTTTTTTCTTCTCAGGATTCAAGGATACAAGTAACGCATCGCACTTGTCCCTTAAATCTTTATGAGCTTCATAGCTATCAACAATTCTCTGACTGTTATCCCTCATCGATGTAATCTCGTTTATCACAAGACCTTGATCTTCGCTGATAAATAATCCTCGGTCTGGGAAATTTGCTGTAGATGCATTAGCCGGAAGCCCTGCAAACGGAATAGTCTCCGATCCCACCGTTACTGTAAGGTCCGTCACCATTCCATTAAATAAAGCTTGAGGTTGTGCCGGATTATACTGCGGTAAATGTGTGTTCACCGATACGATTCTACCTTTTTCGACTTTGGGGTTGTTCTTGTAAAATATCCAGAGCGTTGCCCCCTGTGTTAATCCTTGGAACATATGTTAAATTTTGTATTAAATATTTTTCTACGCTGTAGGAGCTAAAGTAGAAATGAGTTGCAGAATACCGTTATACCAATCGTAGAATACGGTAATTACTCCTGTACCAGAAAGATTTGCAGCAGTAACATTATCTCCTCCTACAAAAGTAATATTACGAGAATTTCCATTAAGGGTTAATCTTACCGGTAAAGTACCAGTAGTGCCTGTAGGGATTGCATCAGAGATGTTTACAGTCAAATATCCTACAGCCGGAATCCTTCTAAATCCTAATGAAAAATCTACAGTATCTGAACCTACTGAAACACCTTCGGTTTTGAGGTAAGGAATACCGCTAGCGTTGGTAGATATATTCACACAGCCGAACATAATACCCTCCTTTCTTAGAAGCTGATTCCATTTCCAAAACCGAATGAGTTGCCATAATACCCTCCGTTTACATAAGGAGTTGTGTTAACCGCAGTAAGTGCTGGCCACTGTACAGGGACGGTATTAGGCTGACGACTCTCTATTTCGGTGAGCTTTGCATTAATCGGAGCCAGCATTGCTGAGAAAACGGCAGTCTGGTTGGCATTGTCAAGTTGTCCTCTAAGCTGAGTAATTATTTCAGCTTGCTCTCCGATCTTGTTCTGAAGCTCTCGTTCCTTTATTGCACAGAAGCCGTCGTTCATAGCAACGGTCTGAGCGTTGATAGCCCCGATGATGGAATTGGTGTTACGATCTGCTTGTGAACCTAACTGATTAGTCTGTTCGAGGGTACGGATCTGAGACTCGTATCCTTGCTGAGTCGTAAGAAGTCTATTTTCGCAGCAACATGATGCAAGCTGACCTGCAAGGGATGCATTACCTGCTTGAATAGAATTGATAATCTGAGGGACAGATACAGCTTGTTGCAGAGCTAAATTGCTAAGTCCAGCCTGAAGCGTCTGAACTGCTGAGCTAACCTGAGAATAATCTTGACCGAGCATTGTTGCTAAATTCTGAATAGCAGCTCGTGAAGCTTCTCCGTTAGATGTAATTGCATTCATCAGCAACTCTCTACCCGAATCGTTATTTATCTGATTGGAAAGGAATCCGGCTCCTGCACCGCCACCTCCGCCGAAGTTGCCGAAGCCACCCCAACCGTTTCCAAAGAATAAGCCGAGAAGGAATCCTAGAATACCTCCTCCCCAGCCGTTGTTACCGCCGAAGATGCCGCCGTTGTTCATGGCCATCCATGCCGGTACGGTTCCTCCATTATTTTCAGGAGTATAAACTACAGTTTCACTTGCCATAATACTTTTGTTTTTTGTTATTATTTATGCCTTTGTTGTACAACAGCAGCAAAAGTAGTTTATCACTCTTAAGAAAGACAACAATGCTAAAGCCCTCCGGTCAATGAGACTCAGAGGGCTTTTTGGTAGCATCTTTTTTCTTTATATTGTTTTTCTTCTTCAGGTCCTTCTCGTACCAGCGAAGTTCCTTGAATCCTGGAACCTTCTTACCGCGAGGAATCTTACCTTCCCTAACAAGATTGTCGAACTGAGCACGACGTATGTTCAGATAGGTGTATGCCTGATACTTGCTCATTGGTTCATCTTTTCGTAAAGATTCACTGAGAACTTTCGCAATTGAGATAAGTTCCTCTTCATCAGCATCCGTATTGCCGGCGTCTATATCCGCAACAATTTTCAACAGATAGTCTTTTATGATACGTAACATTTTTTTCTTTTTGATGGTAGTACAACACAAAAAACAATAAAAGACCTATAAGAACACAATGTATTGCCATTAATTGTCTGTTATCTACAGGTATCCCTATATACATATCATAAAGGTTTAATAGTTCTGTAATAAATATATAATGCAGAAACATTCTATGATACTTACAGAATTTAAAAGAATATGATGCTATGTACAGAAACAATAATGGAAGAAACGACACACCGCCTATGAAAGACAACAGATAACAATCTATGCCTATAAAGTCTAGTGCAGTGTTACAGACCTCACAAAATGCAAGGAGCATTGGAATTATCTTCAATGCTCCAAGCAAAACTTTATATTGGATGTTACTATGTCTCATCCTTTTCTATGTATCTCGAACCGCCAGCTTTAAACCCGGCACGCGGGGCAGTAGGTTTCGGTCTACCAGAGGCTTTTTTAATTTTTGGCTTAGGATTAGTTTGCGTCTTTTTCATATAGCTGAGTATTAATTAATTATAATAAAAT